TTGCGAACATGGAACGGCTGACTGAATTGCACGGCGATTATGTTCGACTGCTCGGCAAACGAGAAATCTTGGAGACTAGTGTCCAAAAGATCGCACGTCAGTCCGGCGAAATCATCTCGCAATCACTTGAAGACGCCATCTTCGCCGGCCAACGCCTATCCGAAGTTCTCCGCGCACTCGCTCAAGACCTTCTCCGCATGGCGTTCCGCGAGGCTGTTACGGCTCCGTTGGGAACGGGCCTCGGCAGCTTCTTCAAGAACCTATTCCGCGCCGAAGGTGGTCCAGTTGCATCCGGCAGTCCTTACATCGTAGGCGAGCGCGGGCCCGAGCTTTTCGTTCCTCGCTCGTCTGGCTCAATCGTGAGCAACGACAATCTCTCCGGCATGGCGGCAGGTGGTGGCGGCATCAACATCACCTACAACATTGCCAGCGGAGTTAGTCGCGCCGAACTTGGATCGCTACTTGAGATGGAGCGCCGCCGCCTCAAGTCCGAGATTCCTGACATGGTTCGACGTGGCGGTGCATACCGCGCAGCCTTCGCCTGACGATCATGGCTATTACCTACCCGCTCACGCCGCCGTCGCCATTCCGCATCTCGCGGCTTTCGCTTTCGGGCTTTAGCGCGACCTCGCGCAACGTTTCGCCGTTTACCTTTCAGATTCAGCAGTACAACTGGACCGGTCAGGCGTGGTCCGGTCAGGTCGATTGCCCGCCGATGACGCGAGCCGATGCGGAGGCGGTTATCGGCTTCCTGCTGGCGGCGCAGCGCGGCACGTTTTATTTTCAAGACTACGCCAACCCAACAAATCGCGGAGGCGTTACCGGAACGCTGAAAGTTGCAACAGCTACCGCAAATACTAGCACGCTTACTTTCATAAATACCGGAGGCAGCGGATCGTTTGCGGTCGGCGACTGGCTGCAAATCTCTACCTCGCTTTACAAGGTTGTTCAAGTAACCAGCGCAACGGAAGTCGATCTGTTTCCGGTTTTACGTTCAAGTTACGCGGTAAACACGCCAATTACCTACTCCAACGCCAAAGGCGTTTTCCGTTTGTCAGAACCGCTCACCAACTGGTCGATTGATAACGCCAAGATTTACGGCGTCTCGTTTGGCATCGTCGAGGACGTGGCGACATGAGCATAACCACCGCAGGGCGTTCTCTCTCGGGCGATATGGTCACGGAGGTGACCACGGCACAGTTGTCGCCGATTCTCATGGCGACTTTAAATTTTTCGTCGCCGGTTTATCTTTGGAATGGCTACGGCGATCTTGCCTACAACTCAGTTACCTATCGAGGTCTTGGAACATTCGGAACAATTTCTCCGGTACAGGAGACGACCGATCTAGCGGCACGAGGCATAGCGATGAAGCTCTCTGGCGTTCCTACCGCCAGCGTTGCAGTTGCGTTGACTGAAAACTACCAAGGCCGCGAGTGCTCCATCATGTTTGGCGCGCTTTCGCCTACTGCGGGAACTCTAATCTCGACTCCGATCACGATCTTTTCTGGCAGGATGGACGTGATGCAGATAACGGACGACGGTCAGTCTGCCGAAATCATGGTCAGCGCGGAATCGAAGCTGATGGATTTCAAGCGTCCACGAGAACTTCGATACACCGACGAGGAGCAGCAGCAACTCTACTCGGGCGATATCGGTCTTGAATTCGTTAACGACATTCAGGAAAAGGCGATTTATTGGGGAAATCCCAACGCGACGCAGGCAACGAACTGGGACGCTGGCGACAAGACCAGCACGCAGAATTACGAATGACGAGGCATGGCAACTGGGCTGCGCTACTCACGACGTTCATCGAAGAGCGGCGTTTCATGCCCTTTGCATGGGGACGGAATGACTGCTGCTTGTTCGCTGCCGACTGGGTGAGCCTTTGCACCGGCTGCGATCCTGCGGTTGAGCTGCGAGGCAAGTATTCAACCGCGCTCGGTGCTGCTCGCATTCTACGCGATTTAGGCGGTGTTCGTGGTGTGATCCATAAACTTGGTGAGCCAATGGGTTTGCAGCGCCTAAAATCGGTGCAGGATCAGCGCGGTGATCTCGTTGTGGCCGACACCGGAAACGGCGAGAGCATCGGAATCTGCATCGGAGCGCACGCAGCTTTTGTTGGAGCCTCAGGCCTGCTTTTTGCACCGTTCGATTTTAAGAAAGCCGCTCACTGCTGGCGCGTCTAATCATGGCCGAAACAATCGCAATCTGGCTGCTGACCACCTTCGGAACCGCTAACGCTGCGGGCGTGGTCGTTGTCTCAATGGCAACGCTTCAAGCGACGACTACCCTCGTTGCCTTTGTTGCGCTAACAGCGGCCAACATGGCGGCGAACAAGCTGCTCGCGCCGAAAATGCCCAGCTTCAACGACGCATCGCTGGCGAATCGAACGCAGATGGTTCGTTCTCCGATTGCTGCGCGGCAGATCATCTACGGAGAAACGAAGGCTTCCGGCGTGGTGGTTTACATCTCAACGACGGGAACGAAGAACGAGTACCTGCACATGGTGATCGCGCTTGCCGGTCACGAGGTAGAAGGCATCGGTGACATTTATTTTAACGACGAACTTGCGCTTTCCGATCCCAATTACACCGCAGGCAGCACGGCTGGTATCGGACGTTTTGCTGGATACGCTGAGATTTACAAAAAATACGGCAGCTCGACACAAACGGTTCAGACTGATCTCAAAACGGCAACCGCCGGTCTAACCAACGGTAAGTGGACGGATGACCATCGGCTGCGCGGCATTGCCTACATCTACGTTCGCTTGGTTTGGAACGATCAGGTTTGGGCGGGCGGCATCCCGAACATCAGCGCGATGGTTAAAGGCAAGAAGGTCTATGACCCGCGTAGCGCTACAACCGCTTACTCGGCCAACGCCGCGCTCTGCCTACGCGACTACCTCACCGACTCAACCTACGGACTCGGCCTTGCCTCGACGGAAGTCGATGACACCGCGTTCAGCGTTGCTGCCAACATCTGCGACGAGCAGGTCGAGGTGAAGCCGGTTACTATTCCAGCTACCTATGAAAACCGCTACGAGACAAACGGAGTCCTCTACACCTCCGAGTCGCCGGACGGAAACATCGGCAAACTCTTGTCAGCGATGGGCGGTCTGGTGGCTTACTCTGGCGGTCGGATCATTCCTTACGCTGCTGGCTATCGCATACCGACCGTGACGCTAAACGACTCGGACTTTGCTGGGCCGATCAGCGTGCAGACGAAGACCAGCGCCCGCGACCGAGTGAACGCTGTGAAGGGCGTGTTCGTTTCAGAGAAATCCGAGTGGCAACCGACCGACTTTCCTCCGCAGACCTCGGCGACTTATCTCACGCAGGACAACAACGTGCGTTACTGGCGCGACGTGGTGCTGCCGATGACGACGAGCAGCAGCGCCGCGCAGCGTCTTGCTCGCATCGAACTCTATCGCGCTCGGCAGGAAATCACGTTTACCGCTCGCTTTCGCTTGGATGCAATGCAGGTGCGCGCTGGCGACACCGTGATGGTCACGCTCGCCAAGTTCGGATGGAGCGCAAAAGTGTTCGAGGTCATCGAATGGCACTTTGTCAGCGACGGAAATCCTCCGCAGCTGGCGATTGAGATGACGCTGCGCGAAACCGCTTCCAGCGTTTACGATTGGAACGTGTCGGATGAAATACTCGTAGATACCACGCCGACTACCACGCTGCCGAATCCGTTCACGCTCGGCGCTCCGAGCAACCTTGCGCTTACGGCAGACGGAACGACGCAGCTAATTCAAGCGGACGGCACGGCTATACCGCGAATCAAGGTCGCATGGTCGGCTCCAAGCGAGGAGTTCATCCAGTCCGGTGGGCAGGTCATCATCGAATACAAGCAAGGCAACTCGACGACCTATCTCACGTGGTCGAAGATCGACGGCGATCAGACGCTGGACTACATCTCTTCCGACGTTCGCATTGGAACGAGCTACGACGTTCGCATTTACGGACAATCGTACTTTCAGATTGCGACGAGCTACGTTAACGCGAGCATCACCGTTGCCAAGGACACGACGGCACCGACAGCGCCGACTTCGCTTACGGCAAGTGTCGGAACCGGCAAAGCGGTCTCGCTGGATTGGGCAGATAATACCGAGCCGGACCTTTCCGAGTACGGCATCTATCGTAACACGACCGGCGTGACGCCAGCCAACGCCTCGACGAACAAGATTGCAGAAGTCCGCGCTTCACGGTTCGTCGATACGGAGGTAGCGATTGGCACGACCTACTGGTACTGGGTCAATGCTTACGATGCGCTCGAAAACGTATCGGGCTTCAGTTCGTCCGTAACTGCCGTTCCAACTTACGTCAGCGGCGGCAGTGTCGATCCGACTGCTCCAGCTACTCCAAACGCGCCCACGCTTGTTTCGACTACCATTTATCTTGCAAGCGACGGAACTGCGCTTGCTCGCGCTTCAGTTACAGCGCCACCGTTGACGACTAACGCCGCCGCAATCGACATTATTTATCGCAAGCAAGGCAGCGCGGATTTCATTCTGGGAAATCAAATTAGTTCAGCGGTTTCTTATTTAGTCGCTATTGATGATCTCTCGCTCGGCGTGACCTATGAGATCGCGGCTCGTGCAATTTCATCGTTCGGTGTCGCGTCAGCAAACTCGGCGTCGCTTCTCGTGACGTCATCGGTCACAGCTCCGGCTCCTGCTACTCCGACCAATGGCACGCTATCGGCGACTGGCGTGACACCGAAAAACAATCCGACGCGAGCGAGCTACCCGCTTTTCTACTTTGGAACGCTGGTAAAGTGGGACAAAAATACCGAAGCTGATTTTGCCTACTACGAACTCAAGGCAACATTCACGGACACCGATGCTGCCGTTGATTACACTTGGAGCACGGTCGGAGACGGACGCGGTTTCGCTGAAAAAATCTACGGCGAGGAATGCAACATTTACAATGGAACAGCGCAGGCCGGTTACGTTCGCGTGCGTGCCGTCAATCGGTCTGGAAGTGCTTCCGCATGGCTGCGGATAGGTAACGCCAATTCCGCGGCAACCCTCGGCGTCGGTGATGCAGCGAGCAAGAACACCGGAACTTCAACGAACACCGTCGCGGCCGGCGACGACTCGCGCATCACCGGAGCCGCGCAGAAGTCGAGCAACCTTTCCGACCTGACGAACACTGGAACGGCGCGGAGCAATCTCGGTCTTGGAACGCTCGCAACGCAGAACAGCACCTCGGCTCAAGTGACCGGCCTCGATGTAGGCAACGGCTCCAGTAACACGACGCTCTCGGTGATCTTCTCCGACACCGACAGCAAGACGTTCACGGGCGGAGCGGCGACCGAGGTCTTCACCTTCTCGCTCACGAACCGCGGCTTTTCGGTCACGCCGAACGTCGGGCTGGTGCAATGCTACGACCCGCTGTACGTCGTCGCCTACGACTACGACAACTCGGACGCGAGCAATGCGCAATGCGTGATCCGAGCGGTCGATGGCTCAAACATCCCAGCCGCAACGGCTCGGTTCTTTTTCTTCTTCGCCTCGACAAGCTGACGCTGCCGACGTGTAATTTCTAACCTTCGTAAGTCGTTGGTTCTGCGCGACTTAAAAACCGCAGCAAAAAAAGTTGCGATTGTTATTTACACGGGGCGGGTGATCTGTCTTTGTCGGTGATGTCGGAGGCAATCAAGCCCGAGACGAACAACAACAATGACGAAAACAAACGAGCAGCTCTCATACGAAAACAAGCAGTTGGCGATGGCGCTGAAAGACACGGTCGCAACGCTTATGGCGCTGTCGGCGAAACATAAAGATGGGCTCGAACTCCTTGTCGGGACTTCGGTCTATAACGCTCGGAAGGTGATCGCCGAGACGCAGGAGGTGGCTTCGTGAACACCGCCACCTGCTTCATCAGTCCTTGGTCGAACGGCAAGCGCACGGTGGTCGTGCTTTATCCGAAGGTAAGCAAGATGCGCGTCTCCGTCGAAGACCAATCTGGTCGAGACCTCGGCAAAACGATGTGCAACCTCGAGGACGACTTTGCAAAAGTCTGCTCGGAGATCGGCGCAAACTGCGAGCGACTTGGCTGGTCGCGGTTCGAGGAGGTGGCGTCGTGAAGTCCATCACCTCCCGCGCCATCAACGCCGCGCTTCGAGCCGCCGGTCTCGGC